TTATTCCATTTCTAATGAGTCAATTTTCACTTCCAGTTCGATACTGGTAGTAAATCCACTATCGGCGCTCAGGCTGTGCGTCAGCGTTGTGATGATCCATTCCCCGGCATCTACCTGCTGTTTGAAGCCGCTGACCTTCATCGGCATTTCCGTGTAAAGCTCTGCACGTCCCTTTGCCAGCTGGATTGAGAACGTTGCCACACCACGCTGCAGGCGCTCCCACTGCATTTTCGCCGCCCGTTCTGCGTTGCCCCGGTTTGCGTAAGTGCGGCTCAGTACCAGCACGTTTTCATCCGTGCCGATCAGGTAATCCCCCTGCTTCGCCTCCGGCTCTTTCTTCTTCGTCGTGGTTTTACGTCGCCTGCGCTTCACCTTCGCCACTGGTTTTTTTGCCGGTTCACGGGTGTGCAGCCAGCTGGCTATCACGCCGGTGTAGGCATCCCGGTCCGCCAGGGTGAAGCGGTGGCCGTCCCCGTCCCTGCGCTGAAGGGTGATCACCGGCAGCGCCTTGCCGCTTGCCGTTTTACCCTGACCCTGGCGGATAAACAGCAGATTGCCGTCCTTGACGCAGGCCACCGCACCGCACTGTTTAGCCAGTCGCATCAGAAAGCTGGCGTCTGATTCGTTGGTCTGATCAAGATGGTCAATTTCTGTCGCGGCCATATCCTCACCCATCGCCGCTTTCAGCTTATGCCTCCGGGCGATGTCCCGGACAATTTCGCCCGCAGTGGTTTTGTGCCAGGACTTCTCCCGCTTCGTGTTCAGCGTCTGCCGGAAGTCCGCACTGCGCGCTCTCAGCGTCAGCCGGTCAGGCGTGCCGCTGTGCTCGATTTCGTCAACCGTATAGCTGCCTTTCGGAAACAGCGCCTCACCCTGCCAGCCCAGCGACAGCGACAGCACAACGCCCCGGCGCGGCAGCTGCAGCTGGCCGTCCGCGTCGTCCAGCTCGATGTCCAGCTGGTCCGCCTCAAAGCCCCGGTTGTCAGTGAGCGTCAGGTTCAGCAGACGCTTTTCCAGCTTCTGCGTGATGTCTGCGCCGTCCATCGTCAGCCGGAACGCCGGTGAGTTCTGCTGGCCGTTAATCCACGGGCTGGTCATCATGAAAATAATCCTCCCGCTGCGGCGCTCACCTTACCGGCGGCGGTGGCGGCTGCGCCCTGCATGGCAGACAGCTGATCGCTGAGGCTGCCGAACATCTCGCCCAGCGATTCATCTGTGCGCTTCAGCGTCAGCGTGAATTCAATGCGGCGGCACACGCCGCTGCTGAAGAATTCCGCTTTGGTCTGACTCAGGCTTTCAATCACGAACATGCCGTAAATCGTTCCGCTGCCCTCGATAAGCGGCCACGCACGGCCCAGTTCTGCAATCTGCTCCAGCGCGAACAGCGACAGTCTGCCGCCGGTAATCTCCGGCAGCAGCACGCCGGAAAGCGTTAGTGTGTCGTTGTCAGGGCCTAAGAACTGCAGCGACGGCCTAACCCCTACGCGGCTGTTTGACGGGAAACGCCAGCTGCGCTGATATTGCAGTTCCTGATAGGGCACCGTTCTCAGCATGAAAACAAATAAGCCCAGCGTCATCATCATTCCTCAAATCCTCCCCTGTCCCGGTAACTGCTGCGGGCGCGGGCCTGCGCCTGCCGCTCTTTTGCCTCTATCCTGCGCATCACCTCATCAACCAGATCCTGCTGGCTCTCTCCCGGCTGCTGCACGATGGTGAAGGAGGCGTGAATCTGCGGCGCAGCTCCCTGTGTAGCACTGCCACTCATGCGCGGTGCTCCCTGCCGGTACGCCTGAACTGGCAGGCTGAGCGGGTGCAGCGGCTTAGCCTCCGCCGTCGCTCCGGCACCGCCCAGCTTCAGCGCCGCCAGTGCTGCCAGCCGTGCAGTGCTCCGGCGGCTGGTCACGTTCGCCGGACCGCTGATCAGTTCCGGCCCGTTTTCACCGGCCACGCCGTACTGCCCGGACGGGATAAAGCCGCCGCTGTCGTACATGCCCGCAAATCCGGGGAACCCGCCCGGCGGCAGGGATACACCGCCGCCCGTTTTTACTGTTGCCGGTCGCGGCAGCTGCGGACCGCCGGACTTATCGCCGCCCGGCTTCAGAAAGTCCGGCAGGTAGTCGGTCAGTGACGACAGCTTATTTTTAATCGCATCCCATTTCTGGCTGATACCCGCCATCAGGCCGTCAATCATCTGTGAACCCGCTTCCTGAAAACGCCCTGGCAGCGCCTTCGCGTCGGCGATAATCTCCCCCCACTTTGTGCTGATGTATGTGCGGATCGCGGTCCATATGCTGCTGACCTTTGTGCTGATAGCGTCCCAGATGGCGGCAAGTTTCGGTCCCAGCGTGTCCCAGTTCTGCCAGATAAGCAGCGCCCCGGCGGCAATCAGTCCGATAACGGCCAGAATCGGGTTTGCGAACATCAGCCGCCCCAGCCACAGCACGCCGTTCCCCACGATGCTGATGGCGCTTTTAATCAGCCCGAAGGCGCTGAATGCTTTTATCCCCAGTACGTTAAAGCTGAGTCTAAGCAGCGCCATCGGCCCCAGCACCGCAGCAAGGCCGATCATGAGCGTACCCAGCGCCAGCACAATCACGGATATGACTGCAGCAGCTTTTACCAGCATGCCCGCCAGCTCTTTGTTGTTTTCCACCCAGCGGCGGGTCACGCCGGTGACTTTCTTCACCATGTTCATGATGTCCATCAGCGGCGTGCGCAGCGAATCGCCCAGGCCGCTCATGGTGTTGGAAACGCCGGTTTTGGTCAGCATCCACTGTGCAGAAAGCGAGTCCTTATTGATGTCCGACTCTTTCTGCATGGAGCCTTTCGCCCCGTCGCCCTGCGTCAGCTGCAGCTGTCGCCTCAGCTCCGGCATGTTGTTAGCGAGTTTGGCCGCGTCCTTGCCATACTCCTTGCCGAAAACCATCGTCATAGCTGTCAGGCGTTTGTCTTTCGGCAGGTTGTTGACTTTTTCCAGCACGCGCTGGATGGTGCCCATGGCGTCCGTAGTCATCTGCTTTTCAATCTTTTTCGGATCGAGTTTCAGCAGGTCCATGCCGTCCATAAACCGGTCGCTCTGCATGGTGGCTACGGACAACTCGCGCACCATGGCATTCGCTGCACTGGCGGCGGTTTCCGACGTCGCGCCCAGGCTGAGGAAGGTCGAACCAAGCGCGGCCGCTTTGCGGTAGTCCAGCCTGTCAGCTACGCCCCCCATGCGCTGCAGCACGTCGATGATGTCTGAACCTTTGGACATGGCGTTATCGTCCAGGTAGTTCAGCGCGTCGCCCAGCTGCTCGATGTTGCGCGTGGGGATTTTGTACAACTGCGCAATCTTGCCCAGCCCTTCGGCCAGCTCACCGGCGGGCAGCTCAAACGCAGTGGACGCTTTGGCCGCCGTGGTGGCGAAGGCCATCAGGTCGCGCTTCTGGTCCTCATAAGAATCGTTCTGGTTAGTCACGCCCATGCGTGCGCCGCCCTCAACCAGCGCGGCGTAATCAATCGCGCCGTTTTCCATCGGCAGCTGCTCACTGGCGGCCTTGATGGCGGCCTGCATGTCATAGAACTGCTTCGTGCGGTTTCCGTCGTTGTCGCGCAGCCCGTTAACCTGCTTTGCCACACCCTTCATGGCGTCTTCCATTGCCGCTGAAGATTTCACAGCGGCCAGCACCGGCGCGCCCATTGCCAGCCCGGCGGCAGACGTTGCCGCACCGGCACCGGCAACGCGATCGCGCACCTCAAGCGATCGGGAATATCGCTCACGAACCGCGCTCAGCTTTGCCTGCCGTTCTCCCAGCTTTTTAAGCGACTGCTGCTGCCGATCAATGGCGGCGCGCGCCTCGTCAGACTGACTTTTAAGCTCGCGCTGTGCCTGGCTCAGTTTCTTCGTATCGATACCGGCAGCGCCCAGCGCCTCACGCTGACGCTGCACCGACAGGCGCAGCCCGTTGTAAGTCTGCTGCAGCTGGCTGGCACGGTTTTTTGCCTGCTCAAGCACGCGGGCCTGTGCAGCGGTGGGCTTGTTTGTTTCCGTAAACTGCACGGCCAGCCGCGCCGCTTCTTCGCGGGCGGCTTTAAGGTTGTTAGCAGTGATGGCAAGTTGTGAGCGGGTCTTGCGAAAGCCGTCGATACGCCCGGCCTGCGCGTCCAGCTCTTTAAGGGTGTTGCGGGTGTCGCGCAGCGTGCCAGCCAGCTCACGCGTGCTGTCGCGTGCATTGCGGAAGGGGCGCGTCAGCTTATCGACCGCGCCCAGCACGACCTGCAAACGCAGATTTTTATCACTCATCGCTGGCCCTGTGTCGCAGGATTGCTTTGTGCCGCCACTCAAGAACCTCTGTCAGCGTCATGGACTCGGTAACGGAGGGCGGCCAGTGAAAGACGGTGGCGATGTCCGCCACCAGATCGTCTACCGTCAGGCCGTCGCTAAATCCGACAGGACCGACTTCTTCAGCAAAAAAGTGACCACCTCCACCGACAGGCTGACCAGATCGGCAGGGTCCATTTCGTTAATTTCCGCCGTGGTCAGCGCCGGGGTGGTAATGCGCGGCAGCACGGTGATCAGCGCGTTCACGTCCATGTCCAGCAGCGCCTGCAGGCGGGTGCCGCGCAGCGCGCCGGACTGCGGCTTGCGCACGGTGACGGAGGTGATTTCGGTTTTGCCGCGCAGGATCGGGGTGTCCAGCTCAACGACTTTTTCATTTGGCGTGGTTTTGTCAGTCATGATTTGATTCCGTTAAAAAGAGAGATAAGCGGCAGGCGCAACGCCTGCCGGGATGATTACAGGCCCAGCGCGTTGCGGTGCGCTTCCATCAGGTCGGTGCCGCCCACGATTTCGATCATGTTCACCAGATCGCACTCATAGAGCACTTCGCCGTTGATGGTCAGCTTTGCATAGCTGTTGGTGCCGGACACTTTGGTGGTGCTGGATTCGCCGGTTTTCCATTCGCCGGAGTCCAGCTCCTTATAGCGTCCGCGCGTGACCAGCTCGACCGCCTGTACTTCGCCGGTGTCGTCGCGCTGAATGGAGCCGGTAAAGCGCAGCTGAATGCCGTCCACGGTGGTGGTGCCCATCTGCTTAATCAGCAGCGCTTCAGTGCCGCCAATGGTGAATTCCGTATCCAGCGCGCCATCGTCCAGGCCCATGTCAATGTCCACAGCTCCGGCCATGCCACCGCCGCGATACTTCTCAAACTTGCGGGTGAATTTCGGCAGCGTCACGGACTCAACCAGCCCCTGCCAGTTGTTGCCTGCGTTGAACAGGTTCAGATGCTTGAGTTTGCGGGGTAATGCCATCTTTCCGTCTCCTTATGCGCTGACGCGGCTGCTGAAATCGAGCAGGTACTGGTCTGTGATGCGCTGGCGCAGCAGCAGGTTTTCCAGCGGCGGCACCGGCGTGTAGTCGTAATCGATCAACAGCTTGCCCGCCTTGAGCGTGTCTTTATCGTTAACGCTCTCATCCAGCCAGCAGTCCGCACCAATCAGATAGCCCTGAGTCACCAGGCTGCGCAGTTTCGCGCGGATGCTCTCGATAATGTCGCGGGCCAACGACGGGTTCAGCGCACCGTCAACGGACCACATCTGCCCTTCAGCCATCGTGTCCATCAGCACCTGCGCGGTGCGGGTGTAACACTCAAACTGAAACAGCGGATCGTCGCTGAGGCAGCGGGAACCCCAGAAGCGGAAGCCATCTTTACGGATAAGCGTGGTGACGTCGTTCTGGTTCAGCAGGCCCGCATCAGTGGCCGGATCCTGCAGGTCCCAGAAGACGTCTTTTGAAATGCCGGTGACGCCGTTCACGCCAACGTTTGACAGGGACTTGTGCCAGCCGGTCTGCTCGTCGATCTTGGCACGCAGGCCCAGCGCACGGGCGGTGGCGTAGGCCGTCGCGTCCGCCTTCAGCACGGTGTCAAAGTTGATGAAGTCAGGCCAGATCAGCATCCCTTCGCGCTGGCTGAAATTGCTGCGGTAGGCAATCGCCTCTTCAACACTCTTGCAGCCGTAGGCGGACAGGTAGGCGAAGCCGCGCAGGCTCTGCGCCACGCCCAGCAGTTCGGTGGCGACGGCTTTGGTGTCGTGGCCCGGCACGCCGAGAATGCGGGGCTTTACGCCGCAGACGGACTGCGCGGCCAGCAGCGCCTTCATGCCGGTGCGCTGGCCGTCGGTCACGCCGCCGATAATGTTGGCGGTGGTTTCCGCTTCGGTTTCGCCCTGCGGCACGCGCACGACGACGGTGACGGGTTTGGACTGATCAGCGATGGCGTCCAGTGAGCGCGCCAGCGTGCCGGACTCTCCGGCCTTGCCGCTGGCGGTGAGTACGTCGGTTAACAGCACCGGGCGGTTTAGCGGAAAGGTGGCCGCGTCGGCGTCGTCGCCGGTACAGACCAGCCCCACAATCGCGGTGCTGACGGTGGTAATGGTTCGCGTGCCTTCGTTGATTTCCTCAACGCGTACGCCGTGGTGATAATCCTGTGCCATAGGGCGGTTCTCCTGTGAAGGGGTTCCGCTATGGTCAGGTCTCAGGGAAGGGAAATCATGCTGTTGTCATTGTGTGGTCTCTGACACAACGGGCAAATCTGCTGCCCGCTGGCAGTCACTAAAAAAGCCAGCGCCCGGCAGCGGCTGACTCCATAAACATGCGTATCGTCAGCGGGGATTTATCCTGCTTTAGCGGTTTGCGCGAGAAAAAAGAACGGGTTTTCCAGGGGAAATAGGTGGCGAGCGTAAAACCTGCTGGCTGTACGTTAAAATTGTGAAAAAACGTCTCAGCCATCTCTGCAATATCGTCTGCTTCAAACAGTTCCTGCAGAATATCGTCGTCACCGATTTGAATCTTTTTTAAGAGAAGCGTTGTCACCAGCGGCAGCTCTCGCAGAATGAATTCGCGCACCGCATCAGGGGTTACTGTCATATTATTCACCAGATTTTATCCTCCGGCCTCACAATCAGGTTATAGCGATGGACGGTTCGAAAACTGATTTGTGCCACATCATTTGCCAGAATCACCCACCCGACAACCGGCACGGCCCTGCCAATGAATGTTCCCAGGTTATTCACCCAGAAAATCTTCAGCCCGCGCATGCTGAAGGATTTTAACGTCAGGGTCGGCAGAATGCGCCGCCGGAATTTATAGGACATGTGCCTGCGGAAAAAGAGTGACGCAACTGACGTACCCGGCGTTGACGTGAGCGGTTTTCCCGGCACGTCAATGCTATTGTTACCCAGGATGATGCCTGCAACCGCGCCAATATCCTGTACGCCCAGCTGTTTTTCGGTTTCATCAAGCAGCACCCAGAACAGTAACTCCTGCGGTGTCAGGTTAGGCACGCCGTGGTAAAAATAGGTTCCGTTCAGTTGCTCAGTCGTATCCATCGCCTCAGATCCCTGTCATTGAATGGTTAACAGATTTTAACTTTACCATCTGCGCGACAGGTTGTTAATCCGTTACCGGTTCGCCCGTCAGGCGGGTTTTTCGGGCCAGCTGATATCAGGCGCACCTGACACGTCGATGGCCTGCACCACCTGCATGTACTTCATCCAGGCGGTGAGCGCGGCCTTATCCGCGTCGGTGATGATGCCGAGCAGTAATTGCGTCTGCCATGCCTGCGTAATGCTGTTCGCTTCCGCAATCAGTGCTGCCTGCCGCTCTCTGGCTTCTTTAGCAGCTGCCGCTTTCTCTTCAGCCGGATTAGTAATCCACTTTTCACCGTCCCATTTATCCCAGACGGTTGCAGGTTTAAGTGGTGTAGTGTCTGCCGGATAATCACCCGGTGCGTTAATCATCACTGCTGCGCCGTCAGTGACTGAGTAAACCGTTTTTCCGCGATGATCGGCTACAGCCGTCCAAGCTCCATCCTGATAAATCGCTACGAGCCCGGCTTCAATAACGGGCGGTGCGGTGATGCAGGCATTAGCGGGAAGGCCTACACCTTGCGCCAGATACTCATCATTTGAGCCAGTGAACTCGCCGCTTATCGCATCAAAATTATAAATCGTCAGTGTGCCGGCCGATTTTGCCAGGCCGTTTTTATCAAGTGTTACCTTAGCCATTATGCGGCCCTCACAATGTAGTTAAATGCCACGTTACGCGGGCGTGCTGTAATCCATACAGCAAAACCCGGAATGCCTGCCTGCAATTGAGTGGCCTGGATTGAGTTGTCACTTAGCACTGATCCTAACGTCCCATTGTCCGGGGTTTTCGCATCTGAAGGCTGAATTTTTGAAACTGAATCTGGCTGGTTAAACGCAGTGCCTACCGTAGCCCCGGTAGTCGTTGCATCAATGCCGGGATAATCCACAGCAGCCGTTCTCAAGCCAGTGGCTGCCTGTGGGGTAATCAATGCACGTCCGGTATCAACGCCGCGACCATCATCCCAGCCACGGATAAACTCACCACGAAGATCAGCCAGCTTAAGCGCCGGATAAGCCAGCGCCAGCTTCGGGTATAGCGTGCCGCTGAAGCTTGCACCGTTACTTTTCAGAAAGACCATGCCAGCCATTGAGGGAAAGAGTTCATCAGGCATTTTTGTGTGAGGCCAGGGGAATGGCGAACCGATAACGGGCGCGCCTTCGCCTAAACCGAGGTTTTTGAGAAGCTCAGCAATCAGACCGGCGTCTTTGATTTCTGCCAGCACATTCGCTGTCTGCAGGTACTGGTCATGCGGATTTTCAGCCGCAAGATGATCCTCCAGTAACTTATCCGCGTACTGGCTTACCGTCAGGATACTGTCATCCACATATTTCCGCGTTGCCAGTACCACGGACGGGTCAATCTTCAGGGTAATGGCGTCGGTGCTGTTAATGATAAGAATCATGCGCACGGTCTGCGTGCGGCCGCTGCCTTCCTGCAGCGCGGGCTTGTAGGTTTCGGGCGTGTTACAGACCGCAATCAGCGTGCCGTCCGCGTCAAACAACCCCATTTCCCGGATCCAGAATCCCCCCTCGTTTTCAGGGATAACCTGCTCCGCAATAATCTGGCTGCTGTTGGCCGCGTCCACGCTAAGCGAGTTAAGCGCGGCGCGGCGCACCTCGTTAATCAGCTTCGTCTGGCTGGCGTTCGGCGTCGGCAGCGTGCCGCCGCCATCCCCCACGGCCATGTGCGTGATGTTCAGTTTTGTGCCGAGCGCGGCGGCGTTGGCAATTTTTGCCGCGCCCAGGTTGGTTACGATCGCATAGTATTTTTGTGTCATGGTCCCACTTCCATCAGGTCAATAACGTGTACCGCCGCGCCGCCATAAGCCGCGCCGCTGACGGAGATAATTTCCGGGGTGTACGGGTAAACGGTCAGGTCATCACCGTCATAGCTGGCTGCTGCCATGCGTGTTTCGCCGCTGACTTGCAGGTTGATGGACATTCCCAGCAGGTGACGGCTGCAGGGTTTTGCATCGCTGATCAGCCGCTCAAGCTCCTGATAGGTTTCTTCAGTAATGCCCTGGTCCTGCACACCGATGTCCAGCCGAAACGTGCCCGGCGGCTCACTGGTTTTCCACCACTCAATAACCCGGATCAGGAAGCCGAACGGCTCCACCACGCGGCGGATGGCGCTGATGGTGCCTTTGTGCTGATGGATGTAAAACGCATCGCTCACCACCTGCCGCTTAACGCTCTCCGCCCAGCTTTCGTCCCAGCGGTCCACCGAAAACGCCCAGGCCTGATAAGGCAGAAAGCTCACCGGGCAGGTGGCTGGGTTCCAGAGGTCGCGCAGCGGCACGTTCAAGCCGGTAATCCCGCTGCACGCCTGCGCTAAACGGCGCTCCAGCGCAGACGAACCGGGCGGCATCAGGCTGTTGTTGCTCATGTCACCCCCTGATCGCCCGCCACGGAAATGTCCGTATCGGTGCAGTAACCCGCCTGCGTGCGGTCCATGATGATGTCCTCCGCCGGTTCGGTGATTTCCACCCAGTCCACACCGGCCACACGCATCACCGCCCCGTAGGACTCACGCCGTACGCTGCGCCCCAGCTTTTTCTGTTCAGTAAGGTAAGCCGCCAGATTAGCGTTTGCCGCCTCAAGGCAGGGACCGGCGGCCACGCCGTCGAACAGGTGCAGCCTGGCCTTCACGCTGTAATTGCGAATAGTCGCCCCCTGAACCGTCACGCGGTCGGCGACCGGGCGCACGCTGTCGGCGCTCAGCGCGGTGTCCACTGTAGTAAGCAAATCCGCTGCCGCCGTGCCGTCGCCTTCGCGGCTCAGGACGGTGATCAGTACTGTCGCCGGTGAAGGGCTGATGGCAGACACGTCCTGCACCCGGCCATCGGCGCTTTTAGCGTGAAACTCATACGCGCCCGTCGGTCCGGCAACGCTCAGTCCCTCAAACGCCTCCGGCACGCGCACGCGCAGTGCGTCGTCCGATTCCATCACCGCATCCACCGGCGGCACCGCGTCGGGATTCGCAGGCGTAATGGTCAGGCGCTTCACGTTATTGCGGGCGGCCTGCTGGTCCAGATCGCTGCCAATTGCGTAGGCCACCATTACCGCTTGCGCCGCCTCATTGATGCGCTGGCGCAACATGATTTCGCGGTAGGTGTTTTCCTGCAGGCTTTTCACAATCGGCTCAGACTCCAGCGCCAGCACGCGGCGCATGGCGGCCTGTTCATCCGCCGCATAAAGTGCAATCAGCGCCTCTTTGCGCTCTGCGAGCAGCGTTTCAAAGTCCGGCACCTCAATAATCTGCGGTGCGGGCAGCTGGGAAAGGTCAATTACTGCCACTGTTCACCCCCGTTGGTACAGACATAGCAACCGGCGAACCGTCATCCCGCTGGCCGGTCAGCTCAACCACCATAGAGCCGTCAAAGTCGCTGGTAAGGTTTACGGTGCTAAGCCTCACGCGAGGCTCCCAGCGGCTGATGGCGACATACACCGCCGCCATTACCTGCAGGCGGATCACGTCGTTCTGTGGCTGGTCAATCAGCACCGACAGCAGCGAACCGTAATCACGCCGGGCGATGCGGCTGCCTTCCGGGGTGATCAGGATGTCGCGCATGCTCTGCCGGATGTGATCGATATCGGTAATGGCTTTGCCGTTGTCACGGTTCATGCCGAGATACATCATTGCGGACCTCCTGACATATCGGTGCCGGTCTTCACTTTGTTGTGTAAGTGCTTATCAGCAATTACGCCGTTTGAACTCATTGAACCGCCGCCGTGGGTCACATCACCGTTCATCGTGGTGTCACCGTTAATCCGTGTCTGGCTGGCCTCTATCCCCAGCGCATCGGTGATCAGCTGAATGCCGTCTGCCGCTTCAATGCGTACACTTTTGATGTTCTTAATCAGCAACTGGCCCGTTTCCGGCTCGTACTGAAACCAGCCACCGTCCTTAAACACGGTGGTGGTGCCGTCGTCCGAATAGTCGGGCGGCGGGAAGGCTTCGGAATAAATGGCGGGCAGCGCAAAGGCGGTTTCAAGATTGCCGCCCAGGCTCAGCAGCACAACCTGCTCCCCGACGGTGGGTTTCCACCACGTGCGGGTACCACCGGCGCGCAGGGTGAGCCAGTTAATCCAGTTGGTTTCGAGGTCGCCCGTTTTCACCCGGCACAGCCAGTTCACCGGATCAACCTCGGACACGGTGCCGGTGCGGATCAGGTTTGTGATAAGGCGCATGATTTCGGTAAGTTTTTCGTTCATGCTAGGAGAGTGTCATACGTCAAGTTGTATGACACTTTTTGCAGTTTGTTTGGTGCCTAGTACAATGTTATCTAATCGGTAACACTTCATTCTACAAATGAATAAATTCTGAATCATTTATTCAACTAATTCATTAGGAAAGAAAATGGCTGACGTTAACAAGCATGGACTGAAAAGATATATACCTGAAGATGTTAGAAGGCACGTTAGAGTTAGGGATGGTTTTGGCTGTGTAATATGTGCGACACCAATTGTGGACTATGAACATGTGGATCCGGAATTTGTTGATGCCCATAGACACGACGCTGATGCAATAACCTTACTATGTCCAACTTGTCACAGGAAAGTAACAGGAAAAGAAATAAGCAAAGATTTTGTCAAGAAAGCAATGAGATCACCTGCGGCAAAGCAAAGAGGGACTATAGGAGATACGCTTTATTTTTGTGACAGTCACCCTACAGTTATATTCGGTGGCGCAACTTTTGTCCATTGTGAGATTCCTCTTCAATTATTAGGGGAAGATGTGATTTCTATAACAGAAGAAGATGGAAAGTATTTTCTTAATGCTAAATTTTGGGACTCTCAAGGTAAACAAACATTAAGTATTATTAAAAATGAGTGGGTAGTTTCTTCTGAAAATGTGTGGGATTTTGTAAAGGTTGCAAATAGATTCCATATTCAAGAACATGCTAAAGAACCCGCTATGATTATAGAAGTAAGAGATAATAGTACTTTAATAGTTCAGCGTTTTAATATGTTTGTTCAAGGTAGATATAAAGTAATTGGTGATGAGTCCACGCTGAAAATTAACGGACATCATTTCAGCGCCTTTGGCTCTCATTACTGTAAGTATGGGATAGTTTTTGCGAAGGAGTAATTTAATATGCAATTTTTATAATGTCATCCATCGAAGAATCATATCCTTGATTAGCATTTCTGTTTCTAAATTAATTCCTAGTAGTGGCCTTTGAGCATACTTCACCATCGGGCCGCGACGTCTTACCCGGTCCCGAAGGCCGTAGTGATGGACGCGAGCCAGCTTCTGAACCCCCGGCACAAAGGCAACCTCAGCGGCGTCTACGCCTGCCTGCGCCTTCAGATACTTCGCTGTTTTCAGCTTCGCAAACATGCCGCGACGGATGCGGCCCTTTTTGCTGCGGGCACTGACGCGGCGCGGCTCCCAAGCGGTGCCGTCCGGGGAACGCTGCGCGGTGATGTTCGCCTGCTGAATGCGGCGCACGTCGCGCGCCACTTCCCGCAGCATCTTTTTCCGGGCCGCCGGTTCCAGCTGTGAGAGAAGCGCAGCCAGCCAGGCATCCACTTCATGCAGTTCAGCCATGCTTCACCGCCCAGAACTCCTCCGGCGCGTCCGGCTCCGGCACCGCCTCAATCCGGGCTTTGCCATCCTCTTCAGTCACAATCACACGCTCTGTCAGCTTCAGATCCATGCTGATGTCACAGCGGTCATTAGCAAGAATATCGACCTCAAACGAAAACAGCCTTTCGCGCGCCTCACTGTTCTGCAGCGCATCGGGCTGATTTTCCCGCAACCACAAAGCCACCGGGGCCATCAGCAGATTCTGATCGCCGGTGAAGTCGGTGATCACCACGTTCAGGGTGTAGCGATACTCCCACGACAGGGACGCGGCGGACGTGGCGACCAGCTGGCCGCTGTCCACGAACAGGTGCAGGCGGTCCGGGTTGTCGGCCACATACCGGACCGACTTATTCAGGGCGCTGCGTAAGGACTGCGGCTTGTTCATCGTCTTTTTCCTGACAGCTGATGATGGTATCGACCTTACCGGCACACGCCGCCCAGGCGGCCTCCGTTTCGTCCAGCAGAGCCAGAAGATCGCCGTTAGTGCGCGGCGCTGCCGGGTCCAGCTGGCAGCGGGTGATTTTCGGACAGCCACTCACGGTAAGATTCACCTCCTGCAAGGGCCGGTCGCTGGCGCAGCCGGACAACAGGATCAGGCAAAGCGGTATCGCTCCAGCGGCGAAGGTCTTCATTTTCACGTTTAAGTTCCTCAATCTTTCGCTGCCGGTCGCGCAGCAGCTGGCCGTTGCGTTCGGCAGCGGCGTAAAGCTGCGTCTGTGCCTGGCTGCTGGTCTGCGTCAGAATGTTCAGGGCAATCAGCTGACTGTTTTTCTGGCTCAGCTTTTTCCCCTGGCCCGCAATGGTTTCCTGCTGTGCATCAATCCTGCCGTGGGCGCTGCTCAGCCGGTAAGACTGCACGCCGGTGATGACCATCAGGATCAGCACGATGGCGATCAGTACCCGAATCATGCTGCGGCCTGCTTAAGCTCTGGCCTGATCATCCAGCGATAAAACAATGCGTTCAGGCTCATGAGTACCGTCAGCTTCCAGCCCGCTGTCCACATCACCACTGCAATAACTACGCGGTGATACCACCTGAGCGGCACGCGGTCAGCCAGCTGCGCAAACCGCAGCAGCCAGGCAAAAGTCTGCCTGCGCTCCCTGCCGGTCAGGGTTGCGGCGCAGCACAGCCCGGAAAAACCGATGAAAGCCCATGCGATGAATTCCGCCCACAACATCGCCGCCAGCGGATAGCCCGCAAAGCTGCCGTGACTGATACTGACCAGCGTCAGCAGGACGGTGAGTAATGCCGTAAACCACCATGTTTTAATCATCTGCATTTCAGACTCCTTTAAGGCACCAGGCCAGCTCACGCCCGCGCCGGTTATCCAGCCCCTGATTGAATACGCCTTTCACGTACACCCAGCGCGGCAGCTGATAACACGCCTCGCGCCACTGGCCCTTTTTCAGCAGCGCCACCATGGTGGAGCCGCACACGTTGCCGGTGCCGACGTTGAACGCCAGCGACACCAGCGCGTCATAAACCTGCTGCGGCATAGAGACCGCCACGCAGCGCGCCAGTGCCGCCTCAGTGCGTAACACGTTGGTGATGAAATTCCCCGCAGCCTGCCGTTCCGTGATGGATTTACCCGGCACAACGCCGGAGGTGTTGCCGATCCCGTCGGTCCACTTTCCCGCGCTGCACTGGTACGGCTGCAGGCGGCAGCCCTCATAGTCGGCAATCAGCCGCAGCCCCTCCACGGAGGTATGCAGCAGCTGAAAACCGGGCATCGTGGCGGCCAGCGCCAGCACCACGCCAACGGCGCAGCGTTTAACGGTTTGCAGATTCATATTCACTCCGCGTAATGCGCCCGCTTGCCAGAAGCTGATAGGTTTTGTGTTTGTAGTACCAGCTGATAAGCGCCATCAGCAGGCCGATAAGCACACCGGCCACGGTGGACATGTCTTTCAGGTCCATGCCGCCCAGCCATGCCATCACCACCGCAATGCACCAGGTTAAAAAGGTGCTGATTTTTTCCCACATGATTCAGTCCCAAAGCTGGACGGCCTGCACGGTGGCCGTCGCTGTCACGTCCGGCAGCTCCACCTCCAGCCCGTGCGGTAAGAGGGGGCCGTGCTCCGCCAGCCCCGGATTTGCCTGAAGCACCTGTTCCGTCATGCCCTGCGTGCGCCCGTAGTGACGCCAGCAGAGTGCATCCACCGTGTCATACTGCTGCGCACGCACTTTCATCAGATAAGCTCCACGGTGCAGTGCGGCATGTTCTGCACGCGGCTGATAGCCCAGCGCGCATCGCGCCAGAGATCGCCGCTGGCATCACTCAGTTCTTCGCCGCGCTTAACCGCCGTCGCGGTGGCGTCAAAATCCTGATAACGCTCGTTCAGCACCGCGCGGGTCCAGCACCACACCGCGTTCATGTAGTGATGCAGGCGCACGCTCTCACCGGCCAGCTTCTCAGCCGGAACGTCAGCCAGGCCGTTATGACCGGCCAGCTCCTGCCGCTCACGCCACGGGTAAAGCTCCGCGTTAACCTCCGCCATTGCGGTCAGAACCACCTGACGCAGACGCTCCGGCGTCACGGTGCCGTCAACGCGCATGACGCTGCGGAACTTCGCCAGATCAACGTCCGGCCAGAATGAGTTATTGGGGATGATGTCCGGCGTTCCCGTCGCCTTCTGTGGCGCGATAAATTCCATTGCTCTGTTACTCCTGAATAGGTGGGCGGTGGACGGGGTTTTGATGCGGCGCTGCCTGTCGCCACCCCGTGCCGCCCCGCGCGTGGGCACGTCCGGTTATCAGCTGGCGTTACGGATTTTCCGCTCCAGCTGCTCAATGTCTTTTTTAACGCCGCATTTTTCGTCAAGCTGCAGGGCGCGCTTCAGATGGTTCAGCGCGGACGCCGGGCTGCTTTCCGTCAGCACCCAGCCGATGGACTTGTGCAGGCGGGCGCGTGACTGATCGGGCATGTCGTGCGCGTCGACAACTTCCAGCGCCTCCAGCAGCAGGGCCGGATCAAAAGGCGTTTTTGCCAGAATGGCGGCCTTTGCCGCGTCGGCAATTTCTTCAGCCAGCACCGTCGCCGTGGTGCGTTGTCCCAGCGGCATCGCCCAGCCGTGCTTCAGTGCGTGGCGGCCAATCGCCAGCGCACCGGCATAGTCACCGGCATCAACGCGCCACAGCATCACGTACATCAGCACGTCGTCCTGTTGTGCGCCGTCAGCACTCAGCACGCCCTCAGCCCACGCGGCGTACTTTGGCAGCACCTCCACCTTGATTTCGGCCTTACGGACGTTGGACTGAATGCCCTTGAGGCGGCGGCGGTCTTCGTTCAGCTGCAGCAGCATCAGGTCATAGCCCTTTGTGCTGCGGCCACTGCCGCCCGACCGGGCGGCCTCCTGTGCCTGAATAAAGCGCGTATGCGCGCGGAAAGGGTTGGTCACGGGTTACGCTCCGCCTTTGCTGCCATCACCGGCATCACCGGCATCACCGCTCTGCGTGGTGTTCGCGCTGGCGGCTGAACTGTCCGCGCCGCTCATGGACTTGACCACGCTGGCCGCCACGGCGGCGATGCGTGCAATTTCCGCGTCGCTCATTTCGCCCGGCTCTTTTTCCGGCTCCTGCTCCAGCAGCTCGATGTTTTCCACCAGGCAGGTGCAGTCGTAGTCCTCGACCACGTAAGCCTCGTTGACCGACTCAAGGTTTTCGATGCGGTCACGTTTCGGGTTGTCGATGATCGAGCGGCGGCGCGTCTCTTCCTGCCAGTAGATGGACAGGTTATCAAGGCGGGTGATAAGCAGCGCATTGGCCGGGAAGTACGGCGCGCGCACGGCCTGCAGGCCGCCGATGCGCTTCTGGCTGATGATCAGATCAGCGGCCAGCGCTTCAGTGTTGGGCTGGCTCTGATTAACCAGCGGGAAATACTTGTCAGCCAGCAGCTGGCGTCCGCAGATCACCACCAGTTCGGTGTCGTCCTGATACTGCACGCCGATTTTTTCCGATACCGCACCCATCACCACGGCGTCCAGGTTACGGAACAGGCCGTTTTTACCCACGGTGATTTTGTCCGACACCACCTTGCCGTCATCACCGATGTGCTGACCCAGCACCTGCGACGGTTTTTCCTGGCGGATTTTTTCCAGCCAGCCGATATTCACATCCTGCAGCAGCGGGTTCTGCACGCGGTTGGAGGTTTTCTCACGCTTCAGGCCGTTGAAGCCAATCATGATGCGGTCCAGCGCCTGACGCTTCACGATGGCGTCACGGATGCGCACCTGGAAATCGCTGAACTTCGCCCACATGTCCAGCTTTGAATAAGGCAGCGCCGTGTCAAAGTTGGTCTGCGTACATTTGTAGCCGTCGCCGTCGATGTAGGTCGGATCGGTCGGCTCGCGCTCTTTCTGGGTGGTATCGGTGGTGCCCGCAATGGTGGTGCCGATCCCCAGCCCCAGCCGTTCGCCGCTCTGCTCACTGACTGGCATGATGTTGATGGCCTGCAGGAACGCGGACGACTCCTGAATTTTGCTTTCCAGCGTCTGCGACACGGACGGCTCAATGGTGAATTTGCTGTTCAGCGCGGACAGGTCAATCTTGTTGATTTCTGCCAGCACCGACATGTACGCATTCAGCTTAAAACGGGTAGTATTTTTCATCGCTTCGCTTTCTCTGTTCGTTAAAAAGGATTGCCGCCGCTGTATCAGCAGTCGGTGCGCACTTCGCCGCCGCTGCCGTTACCCTGCGTGCGCGGGCGGACCTGCTGGCGGCCATCTTCCCGGCTCAGCTGCTGCTGCAGTTCGGTGAACTCCGCCTGCAGCTGTTCGCGCTTCAGCACTTCCTCACCCAGCGCACTGCTGAAATGTGATTTCAGGCTGTCGGCCTGTTCGCTCAGCGCCGTTTCAATGCGCGCGCTCAGGTCCTGCTGCTCGGTGGCAATCAGCTCAACCGCCTGATGCACGTCACTGAAGCGGGCCGTGTCGGTCTGCTGCTGTCTGCTGAACATCGCTTTGATGCGGGTAAACAGGGCGGGCTTTTCGTCGGCCACTTCCTCAAACTCGATCAGGGTTTCTTCAGCGGCAGAGAAAACGTTGTCAGGATGCTGCTTACGGTTTGCCAGCGGGTTCGCCCCGGCGCTGGCGCTGAACTGCAGCATTTCCGTGCCGAGGCTGGCCGGATCGTCGGTAACGGCCAGGCCAATCAGATAGGCCGCGCCGGTGTCCGCGAATTCCGGGCGGATTTCCATAGAGGTAAAGATTTTCTGCATGGTGCCGGTCAGCGTGACCAGCTCATCAGTCGGGTTGATCAGGGCATACAGCCCCAGCTTGCCCTTCAGCGGGCCGTCGCTGATTTCTTCAGCGTCCAGCGCTTCCACTACGCCAAAGCGACGAAACGGACTGTCTGGCGTGTAGCCCTTGATGTGCTCCATGTTGATCACAGCGGTGTACAGCTCAGGGCTGTAATTTGCCGCCATCTGTTCAAGCCAGCTGCGCTCGATGGTGCGCCCGTCCGTGGTGGCACCTTCCACCCCGATACGAAAACGCTTTGCTTTCTTTGCCATTGTCCAGGCTCCGGTCAGTAAAACTCTGTGAGGCCCTATGGTTGCGGCCGCAGGGGTATCGAAACAACGCGCGGACGTTGTGCGGGAAACCACACAATGAGGGATGGCGGAAAAGGAAGCGGCGGGGCCGTATTTTGGCTGCATGAACATGACACCCGCCCCCGACGACCTCGATCCCCGCAGGCAGGCTTTACTGCTGTACTTTCAGGGATACCGCATCGCCCGCATTGCTGAAATGCTGGGAGAGAAACCCGCAACCGTTCACAGCTGGAAAAAGCGCGATAAGTGGGGCGACTATGGCCCGCTGGATCAGATGCAGCTGACCACCGCCGCACGCTACTGCCAGCTCATCATGAAGGAGCAGAAGGAAGGGAAAGACTTTAAGGAAATCGACCTGCTGGCGCGTCAGTCTGAGCGCCATGCCCGGATCGGTAAATTCAGCAACGGCGGCAATGAAGCGGACCTGAACCCGAACGTGGAGAACCGGAACAAAGGCCCGCGTAAGCCCCCGGAAAAAAACCTGTTCAGCGACGAGCAGATTGAGAAGCTGCAGGAGGTTTTCCACGGCTCGATGTTCGGCTACCAGCGCCAGTGGTGGGAGGCCGGAAATAAATACTCCGTCCGCAACCTGCTGAAGTCGCGCCAGATCGGGGCCACCTTCTTTTTTGCCCGCGAGGCGCTGATCGATGCGCTGACCACCGGGCGCAATCAGATTTTCCTGTCAGCCAGTAAGGCGCAGGCGCACGTGTTCAAGCAGTACATCATTGAATTTGCCCGCGAGGTGGACGTAGACCTGAAGGGCGACCCGATGACGCTCAGTAACGGCGCGTGCCTGTATTTCTTAGGCACCAACGCCCGCACCGCGCAGAGCTATCACGGCAATCTGTACCTGGATGAATATTTCTGGATCCCCAAGTTTCAGGAACTGCAGAAAGTGGCGTCCGGCATGGCGCTGCATAAGAAGTGGCGCGAAACCTACTTTTCCACCCCGTCCAGCCTCACCCACAGCGCCTATCCGTTCTGGTCCGGTTCGCAATTCAACAAGGGCCGGGCCAAAGCTGACCGGGTTGATATCGACCTCAGCCATCAGTCACTGGCCGCAGGCCGCCTCTGTGAAGACGGCCAGTTTCGCCAGATCGTCACCGTTGAAGATGCGGTGCGCGGCGGCTGTGACCTGTTTGACCTGGAGCAGTTGCGCACGCGCTACAGCCCGGAAGACTACCAGAACCTGCTGATGTGCGTCTTCATGGACGATCTGGCGTCGGTGTTCCAGCTGGCCATGCTGCAGAAGTGCATGGTGGACAGCTGGGAAGTCTGGACCGACTTTGAAGCGCTGGCACTGCGCCCGTTCGGCTGGAAAGAGGTCTGGATCGGCTATGACCCGGCGAAGGGAACGCAGAACGGTGACAGCGCCGGATGCGTGGTCATGGCACCGCCTGCCGTGCCGGGCGGTAAATTCCGCATCCTTGAGCGCCACCAGTGGCGCGGAATGGACTTCCGGGCACAGGCTGACGCCATCAGGACGCTGACGCAGCAGTATAACGTCACCTATATCGGCATCGACTCCACCGGAGTCGGGCTGGGTGTGTACGAGAACGTCAAAGCCTTCTTCCCGCAGGTGAAAGAGTTTGTCTATAACCCGAACGTGAAAAACGCCCTGGTGCTGAAGGCTTACGACACCATCGCCAGCGGGCGGCTGGAGTTTGACGCCAGCCACCTCGACATCGCGCAGTCATTCATGTCTATCCGCAAGGCCACTACGGCCAGCGGCAACCGTCCGACCTATGAAACCAGCCGCAGCGAAGAAGTCAGCCACGGCGATTTAGCCTGGGCGACCATGCACGCGCTGGCAAACGAGCCGCTGCAGGGACAGGCGGCACACACGCAGAACATTGTGGAGATTTACTGATGAGCAAACGCAGGAACCGCACCCGCACGCAGCCCGTGCCGCAGCCGGATAACATGACCAGCGGGGCAGCGTCGGAGGCGTTTACCTTTGGCGACCCGATCCCGGTGCTGGACCGCCGCGAACTGCTGGACTACGTGGAGTGCGTAATCAATGATCGCTGGTATGAACCGCCCGTGAGCGTTGACGGGCTGGCGCGCACGTTCCGTGCCGCCGTGCATCACAGCTCACCCATCAGCGTGAAGTGCAACATTCTGGCGAGTACCTTTATCCCACATCCATTGCTGAGTCAGCAGGCGTTCAGCCGCTTTGCGCTGGATTACCTGATTTTCGGCAATGCCTATCTGGAGAAGCGGACCAGCCGCCTCGGTAACGTGCTGAAGCTGGAGCCGTCGCTGGCAAAGTTTACCCGGCGTGGTCTGGACCTGGACACGTACTGGTATGCGCACTATGGCATTAACACGGAGCCGTATGAGTTTGCGAAGGGCAGCGTGTTTCACCTGATGGAGCCGGACATCAATCAGGAGATTTACGGCCTGCCGGGCTACCTGTCGGCTATCCCGTCGGCGCTGCTGAATGAGTCGGCTACTCTGTTCCGCCGCAAGTATTACCTTAACGGCAGCCATGCGGGTTTCATCATGTACATGACCGACCCGGCGCAGAGCCAGCAGGACGTGGACAATATCCGCGGTGCTATGAAAAGCGCAAAGGGCCCTGGCAACTTCCGTAACCTGTTTATGTACAGCCCGAACGGGAAAAAGGACGGCATCCAGATCATCCCGCTGTCAGAGGTAGCGGCGAAGGATGAGTTTTTGAACATCAAGAACGTGAGCCGCGACGACATGCTGGCCGTACATCGTGTGCCGCCGCAGCTGATGGGGATTATCCCCAGCAACACGGGCGGATTCGGCGACGTGGAAAAGGCCAGCAAGGTGTTTGTGCGTAATGAACTTATACCGCTCCAGAGACGCTTTGAAGAACTGAATAGCTGGCTGGGTGAAAAAATCATAGCATTTGATCAATATGCCCTAGATTAAAACCCTTTAAAGAAATCCGATTCTAAATAAAAATATAAAATATATAAGTGACTATTGAAGTAGTCACTTATAATTTTCTATGTAGTTGCCAAGGCCTTCGCGCATAAGTATTTTGCTTTTATTAATATATAAAATATTATCCCATTTATAGTATCTACAAAGAATAATGACCATAATCAGTATTTTTATGTCACTTAAGTTTAACAATGCTTCGTACTGTTCTTCTCTATCCTCCTCTAGCAATTTTTCATCAATGAGTTTAACCATCAAATAAAACCTTCTGGCAATTGAAAAGAAATGATCATCTATATCTAGGCTATCAAGCCAGTCTTTAATCTCACTCTCTTCAACATTAGCTCTCACAAGAATACCTAGCTTGTCATCAATAAAGTTCACTGCATCAACCGATTTCAATTCGATGAAGTTAGAAACGACTTTCACATTTGAAAAAAGTTCTGTCCCCTCGACTTCATCCTTAGCAGCTAATATCCTCAATTTGCTAAAATTTACCTCTTGCGCTTCGATTAAGCTAAAGAATCGGAGTTCGAATTTTTTATAGTTTTCAAGCTTTTCTTGAGATTTAATTTGATTTATCAAGGCTGCATTCGCTTCTTGTTGCAAACCTTGTGACTTAATAAGCAGAAAGATAGTTATAAATGTTAAAAGTGGATTGATTACACCACCAACATAATCACCAAATTGTCCCCAAACCTCCCCACTTTTTGACAGGCTCCCATTAATGCCAAAGTTAATGAAATAAAATCCCCATACTAAAACTATTAATAATATGCTTATCCACTTCAACATCTTTAGCTCACCACGTGAATTAAGTATTTGATGATCTCACCGCTACGTATAACCACTTTACTAACTATAAGCTCTATAAAAATAAAATCTTGTGAACTTTTCCCATTGTTTACATGTAAATTGGCAGATAGTTTTTGCTTTTGCTCTTCTCTAATGTTTTTCAGGGGCATATAGAATCCAAAAGCTATTGTTTCATCCTCACCAGAAAGCACTAATCTCCCGTTTCCTGTTCTTGAGTTATATCTTGTAATAGCAGCAAAGATGGTTATTTTCCCTTGCTGAATTTTAGACTGAAAAAGATTAACGCGTGTATTAGAGTCAAGAAATGCCACCTTCTGCTTACAGGCTGGCTTTTTATAATTCAACTCAATATCAAATGATTTTTCGACGTTAATTTTATGCATTCGCTTAAGCGGTTCTCGGATGCGAGATATAATGTCATCTTTTAATTCATCAAGCCCATCAATTACAAATGCAGCTTCTTGCGAAACTTGAGGGGTTTCAAGATATAAAGACTCAGTTATAAAATAACTCATGACTTCAGCGAATACACTTCGGCCCATTCTCTTTAGTTCTGCAACTAAAGCTGGCTCGCTGACAATTAAGTCAAAATTTTGTCCATAAGAACTTTTAAAACTTTGTTTGAGTACTGTTTTTGCAGGATTAACCGCGGTTCTTCTGTGTACAATCTTCTTTCGTAAAATTGCTTCCGCCAGCAGACAAGTTACTTCAGCGGTACCGCCGAGGGTGGTAATTCCATAATCCATATCTACATCCTGATCACCACTTTTAATCACCACATCGAAACTTACTTTCATGCATTCTTCCCTTGCCAGTAATTGCAGTTAAACCATAAATAAGATTTATCTTAAAGTACCACCCGTTTGTCACAAAAACCAGCTCGAAAGCCCTTAAGACCTCCAGCGCGCGCTCGTAGCCCCGCCACGCCTGCCCGCTTTATGCAGTGGTTTTCATGCGCCTGCATGACATAAGCAAAAGCCCACCAGTACTGGCGGGCCGGAGGGCTAACGATCCTTTGGGGATCATGCGGATTCATGCAGCATAGACATGCACTCATGCGCATGGAGTCAGAACAGAGAAAGGTTATTATCCAGGGATATGTATTTCACATCAGCCGGGGCAGAATTTTTCACCGCCTGCAGGTATAAAAGTCCCTGTGAAAGAGAAACAGGGGCCGGGATTTCAAGCCAGAAAACACCATCATAAGTCCGGCCCAACCAGAACCCGCCGCCGTTCTCTATTGGCCGCTGAAAGAAAACTAATCCGCCAGGCGCATAATCAGTCAGGCTTTCGCCCCGGTAAACTACCTGAAAATTTGAATCGCTTCCGGCCATCGCCTAACGCCTCGCAATGCTCGTTGTTCAACCTTGCCAGCGCCAAAAGTGAATTTTGACGCCAGCAACGTTATCAGTGTTGATACTGCCAGCTGTCGTCTTCCCATACTGCCTGCAGAATATCCATAACATTCTTTTTATCATCGTCCTGTCTGACTCCGCTCAGGACCACTCCGTTAGCACTACCCTTACGGATGCGAATACTTGTATCGGGATAAACCGGCAGGAAATTTCTGTAAAGCTCAGCTTCAAGGGCGCTGAGAATGTCTTCACTGATTTTCGGCTCTTTGTTAATCATAATTTCAATATGCATAAGTCCCTCTCAATGGCGTTCGACTTCAGATTTAAATGATTTGGCCTTTCTAACCTCAGCCATCAATTCACCTGATAACTCTACTAACCAGTGAATTGCCATTTCCTTTTCTTCGAAATCGCACGAATCAAAAGCAACTTTTTTAAGAATAAAATCAATGCGCTGGAGTTTAATTTCCTCCAGAAGATGATCGCTCATTTGTCCTCCCTCGACGTAACAACTGTATATGCGTACAGTATAGTATGGTCTTAAAAATGTGAAACGTTTTTTACGTTCAATAAGGGCTTATCCTAAAAAAATATAGATTGGGTGATGTTTTCAACTCGTTATTTTAATTGGATAAAGCGAAATCATGAGGGACTTGAGCGGCTTCGCTTATAGCTATTGGACCTGAATCAGCTCCATTTCCGCCATTTATCATCTTCCTGTAGCCGCCCGTTCCGGTAGAAAATGCGCATACCCGCGCCAGAATTAAGACTGCCTCCGGACAGAAGCAGGTTTGTTTCTTTATCTTCCCCGGTAAAACCCCTCACCCGCAGTTCTCTAACCAGAAGTGCCCGCTGACAGTCGTCAATTTCCTGCTTATAACTCTTTTTCTGGCGCGGCTTTACCACCCGGAGACGCGCCAGCAGTTCCCGGCGCTGTTTTCTGGTCATATTGTCGAAATCTGCCGGACCATACACAGGTGTTTCGCCCGGCTCTACAGGTTCAACAGATACCGGATCGCCCCCTGAAATGTTCAGTTTTTCATCAGGGGGACAGTTATTGCCACGAGTCCAAGGGGCGCTTGCGCCCTGGTCGGCTGTCGCCTCCTGAACGTCAACGGCCTTACGAACCATTTTCCACTTCGTTGCGTGCGTGCAAATGCGGCCAGCCACTAACGGGGACCAGATGCCATAAATGCGGGTGCCGTGATCGCCGTAAGGGGTTGGCTCTTCGTTAAGCTCGTAGGCAGTTCTGACGATGTGATGTTTACGTGGAACCAGAACGCCGCCCTGTTTCATGATGTAGGTGGCAAAGCAGCCCACATCTGCAGCGGCCAGCACGGCGTCCAGCTGCGCGTTTTCAAGCACCGGCGCACCGGCCTTTTTATCGCTCTGATTTCTCAGCGCCTGACCGGCAAGCAGGCGCAGTTCCCGGTAAGCCTGGCGGCCCGGAATGCCAAAGAAGCGGAACTGCTGAACACGGTGAAGTGACGCCCACGCGCCTACGTTCTCCGCACTGTCACGCAGTGATTTGCCGGTTTCGGCGCTGATTTCATCTGACAGGCCACGCCCGTCGATATTCTTGCTAACGTATTTAGCGATATAACTGGTCGGTGAACCTTTGCGCGGGTTGATCAGCTCAGACTTAAAGCGCGGCCCGGTATTGCTGCCAAGCTCTTCACGGTCTTCACGAATGGCGAATTTCCGCAGCAACGCGGTGACTGAACGGCGCTCCTTTTTGCGCATGAAGCACAGCAGGTGCCAGTGTACGGTGCCGTCATGATGTGGCTCAGCAACCCGCACGCCATACCAGCGCATACCGGCTTTGTGCATGGCCTTGCGGAAGGCGGCAAACGTATCAACCAGATAATCACTGCTCTGGCGAACGGTGGCCGTGGTCCACTTCGGATTCGGTCTGCCGTTGTTAAGCGTGGCGTGAAAACGTGACGGGCAGGTAATGGTGTAAAACACGGCGCAGTCGCCGCGCATTTCCGCGATAAGCTCCAGCCCCTTAACGCAGGCCATCATTTCATTACGGCGGTGTGCCGGGTTGCTGCTACTGGCATTCACCACGTCTTCCATATCCAGCGTATCGCCTTCATCGCTGATCAGCTCATGTGAGCGGAAGAACTCCAGAGACTTCCTGCGCTGCTCACGCTTATGGATCACCGCTTCAAAGCTGACATAGGGGGATGCTTTTTTGTTGACCAGGCAGACAGCGCGCAGCTGCTCTTCACGCCATTCACAACGCAGCTGCCATAACTTGCGATACCACCAGTCAGCGCAAAGCATACGTGCCAGCGAGGCCGGGATCAGATCATAGGGCACGGGCTTGCGGCGGCGCTTTTTGCGGCGTAGCTGCTCAAAGGCCGGGGGGATTACGTCCAGACGCATCGCTTCCGCTGCAACAAGTTCCCATGCCTGGCGGACCTGCTCCGGCGTCACGTCGTCACTGACAAACAGATGGCCGCTGGCCTTATCAAGACACATGCTCATGTGCGCTGCGACCAGCGTAGATAAACGCTTGACCTGATTCTGGTTCATTTCAGGCAACGCCAGCAGGCCGTCAAGCCCGTCATGACCGGCCATAAAACGGAATGAGGCTGAAATCTGGCTTTCGCGCACGCGGGCCAGCCTCTCAAGGCAGGGGCGGATAGTTTCGCGCAGGTAGCGGGAATAAGCCTGCGGCCTGCCGAGATTGCGGAAAAACTTAACGCGCTCCATGAGTGGCTTGCTGATGTGCGAAGGCTGGGCGCTGACATCGGCCACGATAACCAGATCGGGATTAAACTGCTGCTGTTCGCGGGCCATCTTTGCCCGGCTGACGATTCTGTCCTGCACAATTTCGCGCTGGACAGGATCGCGTGACTCATTGAAAAAGTAGCGGTCCCAGACCTGATCGCTCACTGCCTCACGGCGCAGCTGCTCCTGCTCGTTATCCGCAGCATAGAGAGCGATCAGGTTTGAAAGCGCGGACACCGGCGCAACCTCCGCCGGGTCCAGCTGTGGGTTTATTGCCTTTTTTGGGGCGTTCCACGGGTAAGCGAATACCTGAGCCATTACACCGCCAGACTCATGTGACGCGCCGCGATGATTTCCGGTGCGCGCTTGCCTTCACCGGCAGCCACGCCAACAGAGCGGGCAGCAGTGACTTTTGTCAGGTCAAATTCGCGGTAGATGCTGCGGGTAAAAAGTGTGTCGCTGTTTGAAATGATGACCGGGTTACGCTCAGAGATACCCAGCAGGATGCAGGCCAGCGAGTGCTGATCATCGTCACTGAACCCACCGGTGTGATAAGCGGTGAATGTGCCGTGGTAAGGCGGATCGCAGTACACGACATCACCGGCACGAACCATGCTCAGGGTTTGGCTGTATCCCAGACATTCAAATGTCGCGCGCTGAGCCTTTACGGCAAACGCTTCGATTTCGGCCAGCGGGAAATATGGCTCTTTATAATTACCGTAGGGGTTATTGAATTCACCGCGCTTGTTATATCGGCAAAGGCCACGATAGCCATGGCGGTTCAGGTAGAGGAATTGTGCAGCACGTTCCAGCAGTGGCAGCGAAGCGGTGAAATTGAAGTCATTGCGAACTTTATAATAACTCTCTTCAGTTTTGTTCTGATTGAAGAGCGAGGCCGCCACGACAATAAATGGGCGCGTATGCTCTTTAACCTGGCGATAAAGGTTAATCAGATCGGGATTAACATCCGCCACCAGATAAGCCGGATAATCCGTATTCATCATGACAGCACAGGAACCGGCAAACGGCTCAACCAGACGATCACCGGCGGGCAGGTGTTTAATCAGCTTAGGCATTAAGCGGGACTTATTGCCCGCCCACTTCAGAATGGTGCTCATAACTCACCGCCTGCATCTGACTTTAAAGTCAGATCCACGGTTACATTGTTAAGCCGTTCGATGGAAAGCATGGCCCAGCTGCCTGCACCTGGTATCAACTTTTCAATAGGCAGGATATGAGTGATAACCACTATCAGCTCAGAACCGGTATATTCCCCATCCCATTCACGCAAGCGAAGAAAATCGCCGCACTTAAAGTCGCGGTCATTCTCTCTAAACTCTGCTTTTTTTTGTCCGCCTGACACGGCACTAAAAAAGAATGGGCCGATTTTTAAATCGTGAATCGTACTCATACCGCACCGCCTTTGTAATGCACGCTTTTCAACTCACTGACTTCTTTACAGGTCACGCAGAGGGAAACGCCCGGCAGTGCGCGGCGGCGCAGCTCCGGGATTGCTTCGCCGCAAGAAAGGCAGAAAAACTCACTCGCCCCTGCCGGGCGGTGAGTTGCGTTAGCCAGATTGCGCGCCAGTTCTTCCTGCACGCGCTGCTGTACCATGTCCATTGAATCAGCCATCAGTGCAGCTCCTGCGCCTGGTTCTCAAAGCGTTCCGACTCTTTGTCCAGCAACTCGATGATTTCCGCTGCGGACATTTCATTTTTACGGGCATAAATTGCCAGTGCGGCCAGACGGATAGAAACGGACACCGCATCATCAGAACGCTGCTCAGTTTTTGCCTTGCTCAGCAGGGCATTAAGCGCGTCGTCATCAGCTTTAAAATTACGGGTCTGGATATTTCGCATTTCTCTTTCTCCTGAATTCGGGCAAAAAAATGCCCGGCGGGTTTACGCCATTTAATTTCTTTGGGTTGATTAATTAGGTAACGTCAGATTCTTTGGAAATAAACTCACGACTGCTTTTAAGTGATTCATTGCGCTAATCAGCGCCGTTTTTTCGTCACTCGTCAGTTCACTGAAATCAACGCCGTGACGTTCTTTGCTGATATTAGCCAGGAAGAAAATTGCGCTCAGTGCGCGGCCATTCTGTTCAGCCTGGTGATCGCGCTTATTACGCATATCTGCGATAAAGCGGTTTAGTTCGTGGCTGCAATCGCCGTACATCATGGTACGAAGCGCAGAGATATGATTAAGCGCACTGGCACGCTGCCCCGCGTTCATCTGAACAGTGATACTTTCAGCTTTGTAACCCATGATTCTTTCCTCTTACCCGTTAATCCTGCCAGCAGTTCGGCCTGTGAGATTGCCGGGTGCCAGCGCTTACTTGCTTTCGTTTCTATCCAGCCATGCCCTGATGCTGCTAACTGTGGGGGTGGCGACTGATTTTTTAAAAGCCTTACAAATACCGGCATAATTCACTTTTCCCCTTACTTATTTCTCTTACATTTTCACCACGAAAACGCTCACCATTTATCAGGGTAAAAAAGCCACTGCCGTCGCCTGAAATAGACGGGTAATAAAGCGCGACATTTTCAGCATCCACTGACATTTCCTTTCCGCGATAGCGAAAGAAATAGGTTAATTCCTGACTCATATCCCTAGCTCATGCCTATTGATGATCCGATTGCGCCTGCAATATCCACAGTTGACGCGATGGTAGGATTTGAATGAATACGCGCCTGTACAGCGAGAGCCGCCAGCATCATGCAACGAATGCCGGTATTAGCTGCTTCAACAATCCCGCGACGGCATGAGGTCGTAATGCTGGCTTGGTTTGCCGCACTGGCAGCAAGCGTTCCGACCTGCGCGGAGGCGTTGAGCACGTAAGCGGAAAACTTTTCTGCAGCATGTTCATTCACTGGAACGCAAGGCAGACAGTGCAACTGCGCCAGCATCCCATCCATCAGAGTCGCGTCCTCGGTCAGATCAGTCAGCAGCAGCACTTCTGTAACAGTCAGTTGATGAACCTGATCAGGATTCAGCTTGTTGCGAAGCGTCTGCACTTTCATGCCAGCTTGCTGGGCCAGCTCCCGCATGTTGTGAGTCAGCGCAAATTTGCGGCAGGCGTCTTCATAGTGGTTATGGGTGGAAGTCTTAAAATCAAACATCGCTTTATATATCCCTATTCCGATATTGTTCTCAGGCGGCTCATGAAGTCCTCAATCGCGCACCAAACTCTTAGCTTGAGAACTTAACTTGATGCTCAGAGAGTGCGTCGATTGCTAAAGCAGCTACGTTAATCAAAACAAGTTCACGCTTGCCATCCTTACGAAGGCGGTGACGGTAAGAAGAAAGACGGCCATCGCCAAGCATGAGATCGATGGTTTTCAAATCTAAGCCTGTAGCTTCGCTGTAACGCTCTTTGGTCATGTGTGGAACCAGAAGCGTGATTGAAATGTTGTTTTGCATCATGCAATACTCTCAATATTTGCCTATTGATATCTAATTAAGCCCAATCAGACCTAATGAGAACCCGAATTCGCACTTCGAGGCTAATTTAGATCCGATATGGGGTACTTGTCAAACTCAATTGAACCCTAATGAGAACTATGGACTTTAATACAGGTGGTCAGAAAGTGGTGCAAAGGCTTCTTGAGGCTTACGGCTTTAAGACACGCCAAGCCTTATGTGACAAGCTCGGAGTGTCTAAAAGCACGATGGCTTCCAGATACATGAGGGATATATTTCCTGCTGATTGGGTGATTCAAGCATCAATCGAAACGGGGATTAATGTTGAGTGGCTGGCCTTTGGTACGGGGGAAAAGTACGCAAATGAGAACCATGTAACTTCTAAGGTTCCCAGTGCAGTGCTTGAGGATGGAGAACTAAATCCAGGTGAACCATTGTTTTACGACAAGCAGCTTTATCCAGAGGATCTAAATTCACCTTGCGTGCTCTTTGTTGGCAAAGGCAGATACCTTATGGACCAAGGCATTAAAGACATTTGTGATGGTTTGTGGCTGATGGATATAGATGGCAAAAAGTCGATTAGAGAAGTGATGCGCCTTCCTCAGCACAAAGTGAGAATCACCAATGAATCAGGTAGTTTTGACTGCCCTGTAGCTGACGTGAAATTCATTGGTTTAGTCACTCTGGTAATGCACAAAGGCTAACTATGAGCGTGCGCAAACTTTCTACAGGGAAATGGATCTGTGAATGCTACCCTCAAGGGCGCGATAGCAAACGAGTAAGGAAAACTTTTCCCACCAAAGGTGAGGCTGTTGCATTTGAGCAGTACATAACAAATGAGTCGGCAAGTCGCCCGTGGATCATTGAAAAGAGTGATAAACGGACCATGCTAGACCTTGCTGAACTTTGGTACACCTTACACGGCCAAAGCCTGAGCGCTGGCTTAATGGTATATCGCAAGCTCAAGCACGTTATAAAGGCAATGGGAAACCCAAAAGCAACCGATTTCACCGCTAATGATTTTGCTCATTACAGAAAAAAACGCCTCACTGGTGAGATTTTTTTAGACAAACGCTTTCCATATCCTGCAACCAATAGCACTCTGAATATGGACCATTCACATCTGAACAGCATGTTCAGCGAGTTAGGAAGGCTGGGTGAGTGGAACTACCCTAACCCACTAGAAAAGTTACGCAAATTAGTCACTAATGAGCGGGAAATGTCCTGGCTTGAGCAAGAGCAAATTTTAGAACTCATTGATATTACCGCCGCCCAGCTCACTTTGAACCGAGTGATAAGAGTCTGCTTGTGTACCGGAGCAAGATGGAGCGAAGCACAGAATTTAAAAAGATCTCAGCTAAGCCCCTACAAAATCACCTTCACTAACACCAAAAGCAAAAAAAACAGAACTGTACCTATCGATCGGCAGTTTTACGACGAACTCGCAAAAATTAAAACGGAGTCTTTATTTGAAGATTGCCATTACGGCTTTCTGCGAGCGATTAAACAATCCTCAATCGAACTGCCTAAAGGTCAGATGACACATGTTTTGAGGCATACTTTTGCCGCCCACTTCATGATGAATGGCGGTAACATTTTAGTGCTTCAAAAAATCTTAGGGCATCATGACATCAGTATGACAATGAGATACGCACACTTTGCACCTGAACACCTTGAAACAGCTATCAGATTCAACCCTTTGAACATGGCAAAAAATGGCGACGATTTGGCGGCAGAAATTAACAGTCCCTAGTATTCATTAGATGTCATTAGGTTCTTAACTAGTTGTTATCTAAGTAAATGTATGAATTTTATAGGTAAATATGAAAATCGGTCTTTTTTACGGTTCCAGTACCTGTTACACCGAAATCGTAGCGGAGAAAATTCGCGATTTTATTGGCGAAGAGTTAGTGACGCTGCATAACGTGAAAGATGACGACCCGCGCCTGATGGAGCAGTACGATTTGCTGATCATGGGCATCCCGACCTGGGATTTCGGTGAGTTGCAGGAGGACTGGGAGGCGATCTGGCCGCAGTTGCCTGCGCTGAATCTGCAAAACAAGATTGTCGCACTGTATGGCATGGGCGATCAGATTGGCTATGGCGAGTGGTTTTTAGATGCGCTCGGCATGCTGCACGATTTGCTGCAGCCGATGGGAGTACGTTTTGTTGGCTACTGGCCGCTTGAAGGCTATGAGTTCACCAGCCCGAAACCGCTGAGTGCAGATGGCTCGCAGTTTGTGGGTCTGGCGCTTGATGATGTGAATCAGTTCGAGGTCACCGATGAGCGCGTTGAGCAGTGGTGCGAGCAGGTGTTAACCGAAACCGCAGGACTGCTCTGA